TAGTAGAGAGTTCTTTACCGGATATGAAGATATGATGTCTTATAATGTGGACACAGGTGAAGTTATGCAGTCAGATAATCCTACAGCACTAACTACCTACTTAAATAATAGTATACTTTTAGTACCTAAACTATTTCAAGACCAAACTATAACTTCATCCCAAACATTTATAGATGTATTTGAGGAGCTACGTAATGAATACGAATCAGCTCTCGGTGAAGAGATTAAAGATCCTAAATTAACTAACTGGATACAGAGAGAATTATTTTCATCCATAGCTAGTCGTTTCTTTACTAGTTCACAAGGACTAAATTTAAAGAAAGACTCCGCTACTAGGATGTTCTATGGAGCTAATAGTTTAGCTAATTTAGTTCATAAAGTACAAACACATCCCGACTATAAACAATTTCAAGATAATCCATTTCTCAAGGCTTTACAAGTAGAGTTTAGTGACGATGTAAATAATAAACCAAACTTTATCACATTAGTATCTACTAGGCATTCAAATAAATGGTCTAAGGAAGCTCTAGTAGCTGGTTGGGAAGACCTTATAGAGTCAGATAATGAAGTTGTATCAAAAATGGCTAGGGGACTTATTGGTTACTCAGCTTTTTCTACAGGTATGCAACAATCCTTTATTGGTTTTCATCAATATATTCCACCTAGAATACTTCGTCAAATAGTTAATAATGAGGGAGATATTGTTAGTTATAGTGACTATTTATTAGGAATGAAAGATATGTTCAATTCTGAGGAAGCTACTTTGCTAACTGAAAGTATTATAGATGAAATTTATCAACATAATTATCATTTACTTACTTCTGAAGTTAGAAATCTGAAAGAATTTATTACTGCAAAAACTTCCCAAGCTGAATATCCTATTCTCGGTGTGATAAATAATATATATCAAGTTAAGAATCTTGACAACACATTTAAACGTTATATTACTTATAAATATACAGACCAAGATGTTAGTAATAGTCAAGTTGAAGTAGTAATGAAATATCTTGGTTATTCTTCTGAGTATAGACTACCTATTTACTATAGTGTACCTAAGAAAGGATTTTCACAGAAAGCCAGGAAAATTAAAGAGTATGGCTATGAAGGTAGTATAGTTCCAGGTAATGATTTGGGACGGTATTATTCTAGAGAGCAGGCACTTAATCAAGCTACTAAAAAGTATGGCCCAATTATAGAGTCTAGAGATTTTGTAGTAATAGAAGAACAGTTAGCTTCACGAGAAAAGAATGATGAAGCAAATGAAGTAGTAAAACGAGAAAAAGATTGTTAATATGGCAGTTATATGTCCTAATGAAAATAGCCAAGAGTGGCGTGATTTATTAAGTAAGACTGGTAGTAGGTATGAGAATTACAGGTTATTTATTGCTAACGACAATGAAATACCCACAGAACGTGCTTTCAGTACTGAATCAGATGTAGTTAATCATTTAAAGCAACTTAAGTCTCTACAGCTATATAATGGCTATGTTTATATTAAAGCTAATAAGCCTGGTACTACTTATATACAAGATACAGAAGCAGAATTAAATAAGATTAATAAACTTTACCCAGGGTTAGTTGAATTAGAAACTGTACCTATTAATCCTTTTACTGAAAGATTCGTCGATTCCGGTAGAACTGTAGTTAAACGAGTTAAAGTTAATGATGGGGTTATTCGTGAATATGGAATTGTATCCAGTATTATGGAAGAGGTAGAGGAGGAAACTTCTTATGAAGAATTTGCTAATTTGTATAGGGAAGCTAATATAACTGTTAAGGGTGGTGAAGTATTACCATTAGATGACACTAATAATATTAGTTTTTATCAACGTATTGCAGAAACTCAAAATGAAAAAAACTTAACTTCTGAAAAGACTATTAGGGACTTAGCTGAAAGAATGGCTGATAGGATTGGATTAAAAGTTAGATATGAATCTGATAGAACTAAAGATTATAAAGGTAAATTAGAAGGTAATACTGCTGTTATTAACTTAGCTTATGCTACCTTAGATACTCCTATACATGAAATACTAGGGCATCCTATTATTAGGGCTTTAAAAACAAAAGGAGCTACTGACACTAATGTTGAATATAAAACTACTTCTGCTGGCACTAGAGTTAGATATAAAAATAAGGAGGGATTATGGGTAAATTCAAGCTATTATAAAAATAAAGAAGATGCGGAATCTTTTGTTAAAACACTTAATAAAGGGTTAAATAATCAACTATACCAAAACCTACTCAAAGAACTTGAAACTGGTAGAGGTAAAGAAGTATTAGATAGGATTAAGAGGGATTATCAATATAAAGAAACTTCAGAACCTAATTATATTACAGAAGAAGAAGCAGATAGTGTGATTGAACAAGGACAGTCTGTTATTAAGAACGGGGTTAAATATTTTTATGAAATTGATACCCCTGAAGGTAAACGTTTGTATAGAAGTGTTAAAAATAAACAAGTTAAATACACCTTAGAAGAACAACAAGAAGAAGCTATTGTAGAATTATTAGGATTATATACTGCTGACAGGTTAGATAAAGTTAAAGATGGTAAATTAATATCTTTACTTAAAAGGCTTCTCAAAGAAATGAAGGCGTATATGAAGTCTTTATTTAATGCTAAAGAAGTTAAGATAGATGAATTGCCTGATAATATGACTTTAGGTGATATAGCTGATTTATTAGCTTATAGAGATTCTAAACTTATATTACCTGGGAATGAGGTGATTTATACTACACCTGATAATCAAACTTTTAAAACTTATCAAGAAGCTAGTAATCATATTAGTGAGTTAGCAAACTATAAAGAAATAAGTTTAATTGGTAGAAAAAAAGGTAATAAAATAATTAAAAGTTATACATTTAAAGAAGGTGTTCCAGAAATGGGTATGGAGTATCCTGATACCTATAATATTAATTATGAAGACGGTAGTAAGGAAACTTTGACTGATTTTGATATATATAGAATATTTGATATAAACCCAGATAATGTTTCTAAACCTAAGCAGGTTAAAGACTTAAAAGAGTTTATCTCTAAAAACAAAGAATACGAACAATCTAAAGAAATTATAGAAGAGTGGAAGAAAGTTAATGATATTAAATATGATCCTGAAGAAGTATATTCTAGAGGTCAAGGATTCTATTCTGTAGTAGGAGCTTATAGTGATTTTGATATAGAATTAATGTTTCAAAACTTATTAGCTCATATTGAAGATAATAAGAAAGCTGGAGGAGAATTTACTATATCTGCATTCACTAAACCTGTTAATAAACAAATAGGACATCTTGAAGGTGGGGGAGGTAAGATTAAGTTTAGAATTCACCCTAAATCTAAAGATATTAAATGGGCTGCTAATACTGATGTATTTAGTGGTAGTGTATGGGATGCATCTAAAAAAGTTAGTAAAGATACTAAGTCTGAGATAGTTGGAGTTAGTTATACTAAATCCCCAGCATTAAATAATATTGATTCAGTACAACCTAATTTAGCTGCTGTTATAGATAATTTAGCACATCATCATAATGAATTAGGTATTGAACTTACAGGCAATAACTTTAGATTAGAATATGATGACAATGTACCTTATTCTACTAAGAAGTTAATTGATAAGATTAATGGCATACTAGATAGTAAATTTGGTAAGTTAGTTGAGCCTAAGGTTAAAAACCCTGAAGTTGACAAATATGTGGTTAAAACTTCTGAGTATTTTGAAGGAGAAGTTATAGAAGAAACTCATGAATTTAATACATCAAAAGAAGCCGAATCTTTTATTGAGTCTAGGAAAGTATATAATGCAGAACATCATTTAAAAATTGAGAGATATATAGGTAAACAACCAACTCAAACTAATGAGAATTTAAAGGAAAGTATTGAAAGTATAAAAAAGGATAAAGTAAATGATAGATATATATATCAACTAAGAGAATATGAATCCGCATCCAAAGGTATTTTACCTGAAAATTATTCAGGTAGTAGTAATTTTGATGGTAAGATAGATAGAAAAGTATCTATTTTTACTTTAAATGTTGGAAATACTACTAATGAAATTGGCATGTGGCAAGATGATAGTATTTATTCTGATATAAAAGATTTTATTATAGGAGAAGAACAAAATAAACATGGTGTTAAATTTTGGGTACTTTCTGATAAAATAAAACAAGAAGTGTTGGGTAGTTTTAAAAAACCAGTTCCCGAAAAAGAATACACTTCTCAAGCAGAAATTAATACTAAAATAGCAGCTTTAAAGAAGGGCCAACGTAAGTTTCCTAGAAGTTTAATTAGGAGTGAAGTTGTTAGTACTGTAGAATCTAGCATGCGTAATAGTTTATTCGACACAGATGACCTAGTATTTCAACTTTTACCTAAAACGAAGGAACAGCTAGAAAAGGAGAGTCGTGAACAGATTAAAGCAGAGGCTCGTAGAAATCGTCTAGAAAGATTGGCAATACTTAAAGATAAAGCAGTAAAAGCTTTAGAAAGAAAGGAACAACGTTTACGTAAGTTGGGTCGACCGGGTCTAGCGGATGATCTTAAAGATACTATCAAGAAATTAAAAGAAATGCATGAGTTTCAAGCTCTACTTGATTTTGTACTAGCTGCTAATAAAGAGATTAATAGTATCTTTAATGAGTACTTAGCACTGGAGAAGAAACAACAGACATCTAGTAAGAATTTATTTACACTACCACTATTACAAAGGTGGTTTAATTCTACTCTAGCATATGATATACTTGATGATATAAGTAGTATCTTAAATGAAAGTGCTGTACGAGAGTATATAAGTAAACAAACAGCTAGTAACGAGAGTTTACAGAAAGTACTAGATACAATAGACAGTACTATTAATCAAAAAAATACTTTAAAAAGACAGTATGCAGCTAAAGGGTTACCACAATTAGCTAAATTCTTAGCAAATTATTCTACAAGAATTGAAGGTGAAGAACGAATACGATTAGAACGAGAATATAATAATCTACCAAAAGAGGAGAAAGCTAGTATTACTAAGCAAGAATATATCGATGAGAAGATTGGGCCTCTGGTAGAAGATATTAAAGAGCGTACAGAGTTGATGTTACAAACTGAACTGCATAAAGCTAGTCGTGATATTAATTATGCATCCAGGTGGATTGCTAACTTAATGGACAGTCCAGATCCAGTAGTATCAGCTATGGTTAAAGCCTTCTTTTTTCAAGATCAAAAAGCTAGGAGAGAAATCCTAGACGTGAGAGATAGAATAGTGACTGTACAGAGAGAATTAGAAGAAAAATATGGTACACCAAATGAAATACAAAAACTGTATGATTTTATGTTGGAAAAGGATGAAAATGGTAATCCAACTCAACATTTATTAACACAGTACAAAAGTAGTTTGTTTGAATCATATAAAGAATTTTATGAAAGTACAAGAGAGTTAGAGGATAATGAACGGCGTAGACAGCGTAGATTGTGGATGTCAGAGAATGCCCCATTAGACCATGAGGGGTTTAATAGGGCTAAGTATGAGTACTATAATCAGTTAGTTAAAGAAGGTAAATTAACAGAAGAAGAAGTTGAAGATCTTATTATAGTAGACCAAGATTATATACAACAGTTTACTCAGTTCAATCAAAAAGAGCCTACTAGAGAAGAGACTAGTAATATTGTTAATGATGAAGCCGCGCAATTAATTGATGATTGGGTATTTAGGAATATCTGGGATTATAGAAGGCCAATTCAAAAGTGGTTAAATCCAGACTTTGCAAAACTTGAGAAATTTATGGAAGCTAATCCTAATGATCCTAAGACGAAGTTCTATAATCTAATTAAAGATATAAGAGAGGAAGCCGATAGTAGGGTACCTTGGCAGTATAGACTACAAACACGTCTACCAGGCATTTTAAAGGCTTCTGGTGAACGTTTAGCTGCTGGTCAAGGAGTACTAAGGGTAGCTAAAGAAAAGGCCAGAGAGAGCTTTAAAATACTATCAGATGAAACTGACCGTGGTAGTTTAGAACTAACTAATGAAGCTGGTAGGGTAGTTAACTATGTTCCCATATACTTTACTAATAGAATATCACTACAAGATCAATCATTTGATTTGGGTAGTATATACTATGAGTATTATAGGTCAGCTACTGACTTTGCTTATAAAAGTGAGATATTACCAGAACTAGAATTAACTAGGTTTCTGCTAGAAACAAGGGAAGTACAAAAAACTAAAGCTAATGGGAAGCCAGTATATGATCCAGCTTATAAAGATCAACAAGTCATTCGTACTAAAGCAGGTAGTGAATCCCAAATTTATCAACAATTTGAAGATTGGACAATGACTTGGGTATATGGTAAATCTGAAAGAGATGAAGGTACTGCTACATTATTTGGAGTTACTATAGATAAAGCAAAAGCAGCTGATTGGTTAAATAGATTTACTTCTATAAATATGCTTGCTGGTAACTTTACTCAGGGTACAGCAAACGTTATACTAGGTGAAACTATGCAAAGAATAGAAACATTTGCTGGTAGATATATTAATCGTAAAGCCTACCGTAAAGGTAGATTCTTTTATGATAAAAATTTCCCAGGAATAATAGGTGACATAGGTAGTAGAAAACCCAAGAATATAGTTAGCTTACTACTTGAAAGATTCGATGTACTTAACGAATATGATAGGGCTGATTTTAGAAAAGATAGTAGGTTTGGACAATTGATGAAATCTGATACATTATTCTTTACTTCTAAAGTTGGTGAACATTTTATACAATCAAGATTCTTATTAGGAATGTTAGCAAACAAGAAAGCTTACGATGCAGACGGTAATGAACTTGGTACTATGCTTGATATGTATAAAGCTAAAGATGGTAAATTAATTTTGGACGATAGAGTAGATGTTAATAAGTCTAAATGGACAGAAAAAGACCAAGATGCTTTTTTATACAAAACTAGGGGGGTATTATCACAACTCCATGGTGAATATTCTAGAATAGGTAAAGTAGCTATTGAACGTAGAGCACTTGGCAGAATGGCATTTATGTTTCGTAAGTTTGTAGAACCTGGGTTTAGACGTAGATGGGGTAACCTAAACTATAATGAACGATTAGAAGATTTTACAGAAGGTAACTATAGAACGACTGGTAAGTTCTTTAAGACACTGATAAATGATATGAGGAAATTCCAGTTTGATTTATTAAAAGAGGATTGGAATAAGCTTACTGATGTTGAGAAAGCCAATATACACAGAACTATTGCTGAGGTTGGGTTTTTAATATCTGCTATTATACTAAGTAAAGTATTCCTAAGTTTACGTGCAGATCAAGATGATGATAGGGATTGGATATATGAATTTGCAGCGTATCAGATGTTAAGATATAGAACAGAATTACTATTCTTTTTTAATCCAGCCGAGAGTTTAAAAATACTTAGGTCACCCGCAGCATCTATGGCAATGCTAGAGAATACTATTAAGGTATTTAATCAGTTAATGACTAATCCCTTTGAAGTATACGAAAGGGGACATTTTAAAGGAGATTTAAAATTAAAGAAACAAGCAATAGACTTTATACCTATAAGAAAACAAATATATAAATTGAGGGATATACAATCGCAACTTAACTGGTGGGTAAACTAAGATTCTAGATTAGTATTTAAGCCACAAAAAAGAAGGGGATTAGCAATTAAGCTTTTCCCCTTTTTCATTTAAAGACATTATAATACAATATACTAATTTTTATTTTTAACTTCAGCAAGTGGCTGTACTAGTTCTTCTTTATTAGTCTCATGCTTTTCAGATCTTTTTGCTTTTAAATCTTTATAAATTTCATAGCCCTTTATGAAGTTTCTTTTTAAACTTGTAATAGTTTGTTCTAAAATTTCAAGTTTACGAATGCTATTAGCATACTCTTCAGGAGTATCATACTCTAAACTTAGATTGATAATTTTCCCACAATCACTAATGCTAAGCTCAGTATCAATACCATAAAATTCCTCATTTAAGGCTTTATTCTCATTATCGGAATAATTATTTAAACGGACAGATGCCCTAATAGCTCCCAGAGAATGGAACTCCGGAAGATTAAGGAAATGTCGTTCATTCATTAAGTACTTATGCATCTTAGTTTAAGTTTATATGCTTCACTAAGTATTTTCTAATTACTACTCGAATAATATCTACGGTTTTAATCTCCTCTTTATTGAGTAGGTTTAAAATCTCAGATATAATTTCTTTTGTTTTAAATCCATCTGGAAGCAATGTTTCAATAATACTTTCAAGTACTTCAGTTTTTTCATAACTAAAAGTAAATGTCTTTTCAAATCTACCAGGTCGCTTTAAGATTTTATCTGAAAAATCTTTTAGACTATTTGTTGTACCAATAAAAAGTATATTATCTACACTATCTTTACCATCTAAAAAAGATAAAGAGTCTACTTCATATTCAAAATCATAAGTCTTTTCAAACTCATCACTAATAAGTACAATTAATTGATCTGGATTATTTGCTCTTGCTCCTTCAATAACATCTTTAAAAATTTTATCAAGACGTTCAGTTGTAACTATAACAATAGCTCCATGTTCTTTGACTAATCGTTCTCCTATATTCCCAGCTGCCATTGTTTTACCAGTTCCAGGATCACCTGTAAATAATAATCCAAGTCTATGGGGAATACCTAATAAACGGTTAGCTTCATAACTTTCCTTACACAAAAAATTGTCTACATAATCATTTACTTCCTTAAATACACCTCGATTAAACTGCTTTGTATTTTTAAAAGTATTTGTAGTAGTTAATTCTAAGCGTGTACCCATCATAGACCTTTTAATATTTAGATTATAAACACCTGGGTCTACTGTGTCACATGTTTCGGTAGTAGAGCTATCTATTATAGTATATGTATTTTTTTCTTTAATTATCATATGATATATATTATAAATAAGTAAAATAGGCCAGTCATTATGATTGGCTTTTATTGTTTATAGGCTTACCATTTTATCCCATAATTAGTGTAATCTGTACCAGAATAAGAACTACTATAGGTATATGACTGTTGATTTTGTTGTAAATTAATAATTTGATTCCTATATTCAGCTAACTTTTCCCGTTCCTTTTGTAGCTCTTTTTCAGTAGCTATTTGAGATTTAAAGTTTACAATACGTTCAAATAATTTACGAAACCAACCACGAGTTTGCAACTCTTCAATTTGTTTCTGTTGTTGAGCAATGATTTTATTTAACTGTGAAATTTCTTTCTTACGAGCTTTTTCAAGTTGTTCGTCAGTCTTATCATTTTTAACTTTATGAAGTTCTTTCTGTAAGTTTTTAATTTGTTCTTCTTTCTTATCTAACTTACTAATATACTCATCACGGACTTCATTTTTTAGATTACGGTTATTATGGTTTATCTCATTAAGATTCGCACTATATTTTCTCTGCTCTTCGTTTAGTTTTAATTTTAGATCTTTAATTTCCTCTTGTAATTCAGTTCGTTCATTAATTTCATCTTCAAGTTCTTTTTTAGCTAATTCATATGCTTCTTTTTCAAGATTAGGAAGATTCTGATAAGTTACACGAGTATCTCCATACTTAGTTTCATGTATAATCTTAACTTTATCATCTTTAGCTTTTTCAGCTCGCATATGCTCAAAGGTACGGTTAAAGTCTCCTATTTGTTCATGGAGGCTATCAACTTCTTTTTGTTTACTTTGAATCTGATCTTTCAACTTATCGTATTCAGATAAACTTACAGATACGGTTGCTAATTTGTTTTCAGTTTTTTCACTCTTTTTAGACATATTATCTATATTTTAAAATTAAATAAAAAAGCCAGGCGATCATATATTCACAATCCAATCCTGGCTTAATAACAAACCCCTTACGCAGGGTTTCTGGTTTGTTACGAATATTATAAACCCTTTTTTAGTCTACACAATCAATCGCAACCTAACAGTTCTCCTTTAGTATATACGCAATTTAAGGCCCTCTTTCGAGGATACGCGACCTACTATTAGTGTGTTTTGTAAGAGATTTATTTTCCTGTACCACCAAAACCTTCTTGGTCTCGGTCGTTTTCTTCATTCATTACAAAACTATAATCAAATTCTTCTACCCATTCAATTTCAGTTCTATTAGTAATTACTAACTGTGCAATGCGATCTCCTGGGTATATAGTATACCTTTGTTCACTTAAGTTAGTTAATATAACTTTAATTTCGCCCATGTAGTCTGGGTCTATTGTACCAGGACTATTAAGTACAGTGATACCATGATTTAAAGCTAAACCACTTCTAGGTCTTATCTCTGCTTGTTTATCATCTGGTAAACGTACTCTTAATCCAGTAGGTATCAATACTCTAGTAAAAGGTGGTAGTGTTATTGGTTCATGTAAATTTGCTTTTAAGTCATATCCTACTGCTTTTTTTGTATGTTGTGTTGGTAAGTTATTCTTTGATATATTGGCAATTGGGATTTTGACTTTTTCTATCTTAGTCATTAAAATCCAAGTATTTCGTTAAACATTTGTGGTTTACTATAATAATCAGTAAAAGTACTATAACTAAAGCGGCACCATTCATCTACTTTTACATCTTCTTCATTTACAATGGTTTTATGTAAAAGGCTTCCAATTGCACTATCTTTAGCTAGTTCCCAAAACTTTAAAATCTTTTCTTTCATAATATCATCTATTTCAGTGTACCTACCACTAATTAATTTGTAATAATCATTATCATGATCTAACTCAAATACTACCACAATATACTCATCTTTAGTATATAAATTAATATAGTTACTTAAAGACTCTAGTATTTTGAGTTCAGTCATTTTCATTTCATTATTAAATACCATTAATAAGTGGTCATCATACTCAGGTTTGTCAACATCACCTAAGTAACAGTTTACAAAGGAATCACTATTAATGACTTTTTGTAATTTAAAATATAGTACAGGTGATACTATTGAAGGTAATACAAAGATTGTTGTAAAACTTCTCATAATTCTTCTACTCCATTATTTTCATAATACTCTCTGGAAAATTCCCATTTATCATTTTCATAGTGCCATTTAATTTCCTTAAGGATTTTACTATAGCTAGCTTCTCCATAATTAAGCCAATCAATACCTATATTAAATACTTTACATTCTGCTAAATGAGTTGTATCAATTGCTACAATGTAAGTTATAAACTTATAAGTATTCATAATTTCTTTGGCTCTTTCTGGATCTTCTTTATGTATATGATAAAAAAAGGCATTCCAATAAAAAGCTAGTTGTCTACCATATTGGTAATCTCTAGCTGATACATGAAAATTTGGTAAATCTGAAGTTGTTTTAAGGTCGATTAGTGTGATTGATTTTTCTTTATGGTTGATAATCAATCGGTCAAGTTTAGATTTACATTCTAAACTAGTCTCAGTGTGTACCCATTCAATGGGTAGTTCATTATATATTTTAATATCAGCATCCATTAATAGGGCCTCATCGGGGAATAATAATTCTTTAGCCTTAGAATGCTGTTTAAGGGTGTTTTCAGCCGTTTTAAGCCACTCTAGCCTACTACTTGATATAACTACCTTATCATCTGCTAAAGTGTCTAAGAATTGAATATAAGGCCAAATACGGGCATATAGCTTCTTAGCTTCTTGTAATACTTTATCATCAAATTTTTTATTGATTACATAGTTAGCTTTATAGGCTTCAATTAATCTTGTATCACCATCAGTGTCAGTACTTTTATTATAGTGCTCTGCAAACTTGAGTTGTTGCGCTGATGTGGGTTTATCTTTATCATCAAATACTATATACTTTTTATCAAAATCATCTCGTTCAAGTATATATTGATGTAATTGTCTACCTTGGTATAAGTAGGATTTGTCTTCACCATCTAATTCTTGGTCAAGGCGAAGTTTGAAATATTTAGGGGAAATTAGAAACCATGATAGTGAAGAGTTAGATATTTTATTACTTTGTCTATACTCTTTATCTGTCATTTATAATCTAGTCTTTGGTTTACTTATTTTTCTTTTCAAATATTACTAACATACTTGGAAATGGTGCAGCATTTTGCATTTCACCGTTAAGTAAAAATTTTAATCTACCTTTAAGAAACTTAACTTCATACTTTTTATAAATATGATTATGAAACCACCTGGTATCAGTTCTTGCGGGTAATAGTGCTATAATTTTAGCTCCTTGTTGTGCTTGTTCGTCACATTTTTCAACCCAATCCTTTATAGTTTTTCCATAAGGCGGGTTAAGCCATAAATATCCATGGTATAATGACCACACTTTGTCTAGTGCATTATCTTCTTGACTGAAAAATAAGTTACATTTTTTATTTGATTCACTAGCAGCTAAATCTACTTGAAAGTTATATTCCATATCAAGTATATCAAAAAATTCATCGGGAGTTTCCCATTCTGAACTTTCACTACTAAACATCAAATCTTTATTCATTTATAATTGTTTTTATCATGAAATCTATTTCATCTTTATTACTTACAAGAAATAAGTTTTGTTTAATAAGATAATTCTGATAAAAATCTTCTCTTGTTTTTTTAAATAACTTCCATTTTATAGGAAATTGCTCATTAGGAAAACCTTTACATTCTACTATGTATAATTCACCTTTGTAGTTAAATACAAAATCAGGTGTATATGACATTTTCCTAACTTTAGGTTGTTCTTTTAATGTTTTAGTTCTTTTATTATGCTCATAACATTGTGATGTATACGTAAATGGGGTAATTAATTCAAAAGTTTCTGATTCGTATCCTTGAAATAAGTTATATTTTTGTAATTTTTGATAACAATATACTTCTAATTTACTTTTAAATTGGATATTGTCTACTTCTAATGGAGTAGCATTACGTACTTTTTTGTTCACATATGTTTTTTTCTTTTTGCGTGGCATTTATTAGTTTATCAATTCTGATTTTAGTTTTTATTTAATATTTATACCCAATTGTATTAATAATCTTTTAAGTTCAGACTTATTCTTTATTTTGCCTTTAAATAGAGTATAAGTTGCAGTTACATAACCATCCTTATTTACATCAACTTCTCTTTCAATAGTTATTTCATTATCAAATGATGTTTCTAAAACTATCCATGTATAATTATCTTCATACTTTTGGAATTCTGATTCAATACCTATATCACCTGTACATACAAAGCCTAAACTTTCAATATCTTCTTTATCTAGATATTTTACTCTAACGTCACCTTTTTTTAATAAATTTGGTATATTAAAAGGATCATTTTCAACAATAATATATTTAATAAAATGAGTAGTAGTGGTATAATTTGCATTTATTTCACATTCAAATTCTACATGAAACTCTGAAATTGAAGGGGTATAATATTTATTTTGCATATTAACCTTTAATTAATAAAAATTCTTTCGGTAATTCCTTCTTGTTTTTTTATAAAATCTAAAAATTCGTATTGAGTAACAATATTTTGTTTTTTCATACTATTAGTTTAATAATGTATTAATTAATTCTTTAGTTTCTTCTACTGTATGATTTTCAATATAGTCACTGATATCTTTTTCTTTAGTAGTCAAATACAAAGGCTTATATCCAGTTTTTACTGCCAATTTTTCCATACCTAAATGACCAGCTTGATCATTATCATATAGTAAATATATATTAGTATATCTAGCGTTTAAGTGTTTTTGTATGGATTTTGGTATATTAACAGACTCACTATTTACCGCTATTACATCATAGTCTAAATTGAGACCATATAAAACCATTAAATCCTTATACGATTTTGTAATAATAAGGTTATGAGAATTGTACTCTAAATATTCTAAACCCTGTATATCAAAATTATTACAATTACTGATAAACTTATATTTCCTATCAGAATAAGGGCTATAAATTTTGAATTTATTATAGATAGGATAAGCATACATAGGATTATCACTACTATATTCATGTAGACTGCGCTTACCATTTACCCAATAAAATTGAATAGGATAAATGTTAAAATGTTTTAGGGTGTCCCTTGTAATTACTTTATATTTACTCCAAAAGTCATCATCAGTTTTAGTAAAATTTTTCTTTTTAACTGATATTATTGTGTTTGTATTTTTATAATTTTCTTTAATATCAATACCTTTAGTAGTAATAGTTAATTTACCATCTACTAAATCATGATATATCTTTTTAAGTGTTTGTGGTAAAGTTAGTCCAAACAATTCTCCTACTAGTTTAAAACAATCGCCTGTTTGTCCTGTACCATGGTCTTTATATAGTAAAGAACTTGTCTTAGAGGATTTAAATATACCAAAAGATGGATTTGTATCTTTACGAAAAGGAGAAGGCATTACTTTACCTAAATCAAACTTTCCTTTCAAGTAAAATTGATATATATCATACTCGGTAACTTTCTCTAAAACATTTTCTTTAGTTAACTTACTGACATTTAATGTATTGTACATAAGAAAAAGTAAAAGCAGGGGTATTTCACCCTGCTTGGTTATATATAATTAGAAAGGAAGATCATCTTTAGGTGCATCTTGAGGAGCAGAACTGTCGGTAGTTCCCTCATCTGCTGATGCAAATGGATTAGCTCCTCCTGTATTAGTATCAGGAGTAACTGATTTTTTAACTTTATCAATGCTGATAATTTCCAACTTCGATTCATTTGTTGGAATATCCATACTTTCAATGAATGGTGTATAATTTGGTAAGTCAGTAAAATCATTGTTGTTGTAAACAACTTTTACTCTTACTTTTTTACCCTTGTAAGCTTCACCTAATAACGCTACAGTTTTATTAGCAAAGTCAGTAAAGTCTTTTGCCTCAAAGATATATTTTTCTTCAGGAATAAACTTAACCACTATATGCCTTACGCGTTTCATCTGATTCTGCACACGCTCTGCAGTTACATTATTTGTGATTGGCCATTCAGTGTGAGATAAAGTACGTCCTTTACTGTCTTCAAAATCAAAGGCAAGAAAAGGATTACCATTTTTAGAAACTTCAGATCTAACATTTTTTAATTCTACATTTTCATGTATTCCTACATCCATAAATGAAACCTTGTTCACTTCGGAATTAATGTCAGAGGTCATATTATAGTTCATATACTTTTTGTTTAAAGCATATAACTAATTAGTAAATTTTGTGAAAGATTATAAATTAGTCATGTGTTATATGTGGTTATTATTAAATTATTGTTTTAAAATTTTCCTTACAGAATTTAGTAGTTCATTGGCATCATTAGGAATTTCTTCCTTATTATCAAATGCTTTAAGGAACATAGGTGGGGTTTTAGCAGTACTTGTACCATCTGAATTTAGTATGAATGTATAATTACGCTTTTCATTGACTACTCGTACATCAGCATAATTAACTAAAGTAAATTCTTTTTCAATTTTACCTTTCCATTCATTACCTTTAACAGCAATGGCTCTTTCTAAAACACCTGATTCACCTTCTACCCAGTCATAATGGGCAGTCATAATTATTTCTTTTGGATATTTCTTTATAATATAAAGTAGTTCTCCAATTTTAGCATTATATTCATTAAATACTTCAAAGCCTTTTTTGGTTTGTCGGCAATATTTCATTAATGAGTCCACATATGCAGAAAAACTATCAAATACTACTTCTGTAATTTCAGACATTTTTGCAAATTTTATGAGTTTATCATATGTTTCTTTCCAATCATTTGGAAGTGCATAATGCTTAAATTTGTTAATAAAGGGTAGTGGTTTATTCTCTACGTTAATAAATCCACATGTGTCTGGATTCATATTTCTAAAAGAATAGGTTTTACCTCTACCCGAACTACCTACTAGTGCAAACTTATAGGGTTCGTATTTACTCATAAAATTTAAGTTAAAAATAGGAGCTACCCTATCCTCACAATATAGCAGCTCCTAAATATGTTATTATTAGGCTTGAAATAATTCTTCCAAACCACCATCAATGACAGCAAATAGGCGATTACCTACTTCAATATAAGGCTGTCCTAGTAGGTCACGCTTAATATTGTATCGGCTCCAGCCAATTGTTACAAAATGTTCATGGATTCGTACATGGGGTACTTCTTCCTGTTCTGTCAGTTGGTAATAGTTAGTATTAGTTGTTGCTTTTTTAGCATCACCACGTTGTTTGTTTAATTTTACAAACTCATTAATGATTTTTCCAAAATCTTTGGAAAGAGTGTATTCTGGAATACTAGACTTAATATAAATATCAAAATCTCTCATCATTTGTTTAGTAATAATACTAACATCAACTTTTTCTCCAGTAATGGAAAAACCTACTGTTAATGCATCACCTTTTCCTACCACTGTAGGCATATCAACTAAACCAAACAAAGGATCTTTTTCCATTTTAAGGTTAGTTAATGTATTGAGAAAATTATTAAAAGCTTTTAAGACTCCTGAGTTGCGTTTTACATCAATGTGTACTACGAATTTAGGAAGTTTTTCAGTTTTCTTTTCTTTCTTCGGAAAGTCTGAAAATAATCCTACTAATTCTGCTAATTCATTAAAATTGAAAGTTCTCATTCTTTTCTTTTTAAATATTTAATTGTAATTGATCATCGGGATTTGGACGGTCATCTTCAATACTGTTGTACTTTAAATTATTATGAAACTGCAATATAGCAGGTTCACCTTCTCGATTTTTAAGTAAGTGCAGGAATACCTTATTCTTAACGGGTATGTTTCGCAATCCATATAATTCTATTCCTAATATTTCAGGTCTGTGCAGTACCATTACTACATCGGCAGATTGAAATATTGCGTCACTACTTGATAAATCACTACGTTGAGGATAATGCATAGAGGGGTTAATTACTCTATTATCATCTTCAATACTACGATTTAATTGTGTTAACTCAATTATAGTATTTTTATAGTATTTTTTTACTTCGAGAAACATATTTTGTAAATGTACTAAAGTTTGTCTATCATTAAAACCTTGAACAGCTTTGGTTAATAAAGTATGATCCAATATAATAACTAACCATTTGTTCTTGTGTTCTTTTTGAAAGGCAATAATAGTATTTTTAATTTCCTCTACTGTCCCTGGAGTATCTACATAGTAGATAGGATATTGTTTAATTTTTTCTGTTTCTTCTTTTACACGGAGTAAATCTTCATCTGATAATCTTTGCCCATATATACCACTGTAAAGTTCTTGAGTAGTCTGTTTTAGTTTATAGGATAATTTTCTACCAACTTGTCTTGGGCTTAGCATCTCAAAACTAAAGTTTAAGATTACTATATTTTCATTAGGATTTAAATCAATTAAGTCTGTTTCCAGACTATTTGCAAATGAGCTTTTACCACTACCAGATATACCAGATATAACATAGATTGAGTTTGCTTCTATGCCACCATTAATACGGTTATTTAACTTAGTCCATCTAGTTTTTAAAGAGTGTATTCTACCATATTTTCTGTCCTCAATGTATTCTACAATATCATCTGTTGGCTGTGAAATGTGTTTATACTCTAATGTTTTATAAAATGGTTTCTCCGTATTTTGTATCTGATTTTGGTTTACCATTGGCTTCTACTTTTTGGTCCATCATAGCTTGTTCATACGTCTCATATTCTTTTGCAGCGAGCCATTTCGGTAATCTTTTCATATAAGCCAATTTATGTGTTCTAGTACGTTCGTCTACTTCAAATTCAAGACAACGTAGTATGTGGTTATGTTTAACTCTACTATTATTAGTGAGCTTATTATATATTCTCCTTGATCTGGATAGATCAGTTCTGAGATAATCAGGTAGCCCATCTGGTCTAATAACTTTAACGGGGTACTTTGATACAAATTCATCAAAGAAGTCACCTTTCATTAGAATGTTTTGTAGCTTTGGGGTAGCTTCTAATCTAGTGGTATAGAATTTATCACTAAGTGGATCATTATAATCCTTGATTAGTTTAGCATTAACTAACTTCTTGGTAACTTCTTTCCCATCTTGACCAGTTTGATCAAGATAAGTAGTGAGATAAATGAATTTTTCTTCTTTGATAAGTTTGGCAACAATCCAGTCGTGAGCCGTTAATTTATTATCAATTAACATGTCAATATCGACTTCAACAACCATATTATTTAAATTCTTTTTGTGCTTTACTTATTCTTTGTTCTGTAACTAAATTAAGTTGGTCTTCACTTAGGCCATGTTTTTTTTCAACATTAGAAAAATACTTATCTATATTTAGTCTACTTTTAATTGGATTAATAAAATTTTTAATATCAGTAAAAGAAATATCTTTAAATCCAAAGTCTTGAGTAATAACCCTATGTAGTACCAATGGGTTATTAGTTCGGTAATTTAAATGTTTATTTTTAGTAACTAAATATAAAGATCTAAAAGCATGCTTATAAGCTTTACCGTTACTATCTATCATAGTAGTTCCTGGTATAGTTTCTAATTTTGCTAAATCAATTAAAAGGTGTAATTCTTGCTTTGATGGCTTCATAATAATATATTTTAATGTTCCCAAATATCTGAAATAATTGCTTTGGCTGTTAATGGTACACGTTTACAGTATACTTTACCAGCTTTAATCATATTATCTTCTACTATTTTTGCTACTTCTATTCCTAGTTCTTTAGGAGTTTCTAATAATAGTTCATCATGAACTAGATTACTAAAATGTACTTTAAATAATAAATTTCGTTTTAATAATTCTTCATAAACATATATACCAGCAATTTTAGTAATTTCTGCAGAAGATCCCTGTATGGGATAATTGTATGATTTGCGTTCTATTATACCTCTATATTTGAAGTATTGTTTCACAAATGGTTTGTAGTACTGTATAAACTGTGTTGTATTCTTTTCTTTATGTTCTCGGTATTTTTGCCAGAACTCAGATGTAATTTGTCGTTCTAGTCTTTTGAATTCAGGGAAGAAATCTATATAAGATTTATTTTTAGTAATATCATTAAATTGTATGTATCCCCTTTGTAATGCTAATTTTGAAACTTTGTTAAAATAGGACTTAATTCCAGGAAAAGCTTTAAAATATGCATTATAAACAGCTTCACCCTCTTCTTTTGAAATGTTTACATTTTCAGCTATAGTTGCACCATTACCTCCGTAATTAATTGCAAAACCAGCTTTCTTAGCAATTTGTCTTTTATCTGGATATTTTTGTTTAATTTCTTGTAATGATAAATTACTTAATTCAGGATAGATCTTTGACGCTACAAATGAGTGCATATCATCTAATCCTTTATCATAAAAATCTAATAGATCTTTGTCCATGGACCAGTTAGCAAAAACTATTTGTTCTTGCCCAGAAAAATCTGAATTTATTAATACACAATCTGAACTTGCTGTAAAACAACTTCTAGTTCTTTCATCTGCTGGTATATTTTGTGCATTAATATAATCTTCCCCTGTATCTTTATTCTTACCACCGGAAGACATTCTCCCAGTATCCATAATTTGTGTAAATGTAGTATGTATCCTTCCACTTATTGGATTAATTTGCTTAAGGAAATTATCTCCATAAGTAGTGTTAATTTTTTCAAGTTTTTTATATTTGAGATATAAAGGTACAAAGGTACTTTTATCTATTTGTGTTATTAAAACTTTAGCTTCACAAGAGTCTTTTAACTGACCAGTTTTATCATCTATAACTTGAGTATTGATACCCAAATCTTTTAATAATGGGATGACTTGATGTGATGATGACCAGTTAATATAACAAGTTAATTCAGAGCTAAATAAATTTAATTGTTTATTAATATACTTATCTAGGTTATTATCAATAATCCATTTATCTAATTCTTTCTTAGCTTGTTCAAATTCTTTACGATCTTCTGCAATTTTAGCTTTCCATTTATCTGTATTTAGATAAAGTCCTGAATATTCAACATAGGCTAGTACAATTACAAATTTATTTTCTAAAGATAAGATTGTTTCTAATTCTTGCTCTTTAATTTTTTGTAACTGTTTTCTTTTAATAGTAATTAAGTACTTAACATCATCTGCTGCATACTTTAATACACGAGTAGTTAAAAGTTCTCTATGTATTACTCCCCTAACAGTCTTATCCAATTCTACTTTACAATATCTATAAGCAACTGCATCTAAGGCTTTTTTAACAGTTTTTCTGCCTTTATTAATAGTAGCCTCTGCTAAAAATGTATCATAAACTTTTTTAATAAGAATACGTCTATGTAAAAAAAATCGTAAATCAAATTTTGCATTATGAAATAAAAAAAGTAGATCCTCTCGTTCAAAGAAATCTTTTAATAAAGAGATATCTACTGTTGTACAGTCAATGATAAATTGGTTTTTTTCATCACCTACTTGTACTGTAATTAAATTCTTTGTATAGACATCAAAACCATGAGTTTCAGTATCTACAGCGACTTCGTTATGATTTTTGAAATATAAATAAAAGTCTGCAAGATCAGCATAACCAATATCGGTAGATAGTCTATCAAATAGACTTCTTTGGTTAGTGATCAAATAAATCATGTGGTCTTTTGTTTTTTTACTCGTTTGTAAGTATTAAATTCCTACTCTGTAATAGCCTCACGATGTGGAGCAATCTTAGTAAAATTAATTACTTTTCTATTTACAGGTATTAGCTCACTACTTGTTTTTGGTTGCGGATAATTTTTCTTTTTATTAAAACCAGGTTTAGAAACTGTACTACGATAAGGATGACGATAAACCCATTTTACTTTTTTTACAGGTTTAAATACAAATAATCTAGAAAAGTTCTGTTCTTCTCCTTTAGAGTTACGAACTGACCAATCTATAACCTCATAATCTAGTCCTTTGTATTTAGGAAAATTATTATCAACCCATTGTGCATCAATAAAATCACCTTTTTCTTTATAGGTATCTAAATAAATTTTCTTTTCTCCTGTATAAGTTACTTTTTGCATACGTCCAGCACGTAATCTATCGGTTGGATAGTTAGATTTTCTTAATTTTGGACGCATTCTTTTTTTGAGTACTGGCTTAATTACATCTTTACCATCTATTCGTACTTTCTTAGCTTCATATTGTAGTCCATCAGCTAAACGAAATTTGGTATTCATAGGATAAGTAGATAAAGTTTTTAATGCTTTATCTTTAGGTACTGTTAGTACTTTACCAGTTTTAATATGCAGTAACTTATATGTTTTTTTACGGTTAGATTTATGTTTACTTTTAGTAGTATAACTAAACCATTTTGGAAACCTCTCTATGACATCCTCAGCCCGCCATCTGGGGATTCTCCAGGTCTGTTCTGTTCGTCGGTCAATAATATTAACCAACTTAAACGCTTGAATTTTTTTTCCTTGTTTAGGCATTATTTGTTTTTTCTTGTTATACATTTTATGTACTGGGTATAATACCTCAATGTGTTCTCTAGCTACTTTTTCATCTTTATACCATTTTTTTAGTACTCCGAACTTAGTAGCTCTCTTAATGGCCTCCTCAATAAGTTGTCCTTTAAATTCTCTAGTTACATATCTATCATCTTTCTTAAAACGAACAATATTATGCTTAGAGTTATATGGGTAACATTTAATGAAATATTTCATTATGTCTTCCATATAGGGCTTATATTCACGTGGCCAAACTAAATGTGCTAAATAATAATAAGATTCAAAAAGTTGACGTTTTTCCTTAAATAAACTTTTATACCAAAGGTTTAGTGGTCCTCTTTCTGACCCATCAAATGATATTGTACCTCTCCTCAATTCCATTTTAACAGAATCATTAAATCGAAATACAGCTACCATATTATGGTTATCAATTAAATTAGCAAGTGATTTTACTGTCATAATGTAATTGCCATTGTTAGTACTTTACTATAAACATTTCTGTCTATTAAAAGTTCTCTTCGTTTTTTCCAATATATGTCTGGATGTAAAGAAGGTTGAAGTTCAGTTAATAACTCTAACTGTGCTTCTGTTTTTCCTAACATAGTAATAACATCAAACTTTGCTTTTTGATTAGCGATATTCATGATACTTATTCTTATATAAATGATTAATTTCAAAGTGCGTGCGAATGATACTAGAATCATGTCTCCGCGGTGGGTCGTACCAACCTGTAACTAAATTATAGCTAGGTTTACATTCAAAGTAAGTATTGTCCATATTACGCATTTTAAGGGTCTCTACAGTAATTTTTTATTCTCATTGGTGTAACACCTTTAATTAATATAAAAGTGTCTTAGAATGGCTTAAAATGGTTTTTACCAAATAATTGGGGTCTCAAGTAATTGATTACATTTGGAAAAGGGAGCACTATCGTAAAAGCCATGCCTAGCTGACAAGGGACTGGGGTGACTTGACTCAATTATAGAGTGTTGAACCGCTACCATTGACTTTATTTGTCTTGCTTTAGATCCCCACAGAATCCAAACTATATATTTCTTTTTATTTAGCAAGTTTATAATATCATTAGTGAATTGGTTCCATTTTGATAGATGACTACCTGCTTTTCCAACTTCAACACTATGGGCAGTATTAAGTAATAATACTCCTTGTTTAGCCCAATTATACAGTGAGTAGTTATGTAATCGTTCTTCATTTACCCCATTGTAAACATCGTTTACTACCTCTTGAAGAATATTTCTAAGTGACGGTTGTGGTCTATATAAAGTAGAATTACTAAATGCTAAACCATCAAAGGCACCAGGAGTATGATAAGGATCTTGCCCTAATATCACTACTTTAACATCTTCAAACGGAGTAGAACGAAAAGATTTAAACCATAGGTCAGAGTTATATTCTGGAATAATTTGTTTTCCTTTAGCTCTTTCTTCTTTTAAAAAATCAGCAATATTGTTTAAGTTATTACTGAAATTTGGTAAAGATTCTATTTGTTTAGCCCAACTCTCACCAAATAGTTTTTGTATCGTCATGATGAATTAATTTTGTTCATTTTCAAATAGTGTTTTTAAATTAGATATTTTATGTTTGAAAGCTTTTTCATTTAAACAGTCTTTACTGTCAATATAAACATCTCCTAATGTATCTGATTTACGAAAACCAATTGCCTGTCCCATTCCATCTGATGGTTTATATTTAGCAGATTGAAATAAAAAAATCCAAAATCTTAACATCCAGGGTACTATAGTAGCAAATAATACAGAAGAAGATATAGTTTCATTAAAGTTTTTAACAGGAATTTTAAGGTAAAATTTATCAATATGTTTACCATTCAAAGTACCCGCATTTCCAGTATGATCTTCAAGTAAAACTTGTACTCTATACCCTATAGATTCTAAATAATCAACTAAAGCAACTACAGTACGAGCTTTATATTTTAGATTTTCAGCTGTAACCATCCAGCTTACAGCAATGTTTACATGAATAGTAATAAATTTACCTTTGCTATTACCTTTCATATGATCGCGTTGTTTCATAAAAGGTAACTGATCATATGCTCTAGTCATAGACATCTCGTCTCCGTCAACTTCACTCCAACAATAAGAGGGCTTTTTAGTGCCCAAATATAAATCTTCATTTATATCAGGTAAAGTCCCAAGAGCCTTTCTATATATGAATTTAGATTCTAAGATAGTTTTCCGGTCTTCTCCTCTAAAGCTATCATTAGATGTACTCTCATAGAAGGAAGAATATTTATTAGCATCTCCATGTTTTTTATCAATTTTCATACATTCTCGATAAAAATCATTCAAAGTTTCAAATTCATAGTGTAACTCAATACTATGGTTATTTATTTCTTTAATTGTTTGTACCATATGGAAAATCTTTAAGATTTAGGATTATCTTCCCATTCTACTTCTATCATTTCTCCTTTTGACTCTGTTTTAACTTCTTTGTCAGAAATTATTTCAGTATCTAATAATTTTGGTAATTGTTTACTTTTTAATTCTTTCTTACGTTTAGAGTAAATAGTTATCAGTTCTTCCATTAAAATCTGAAGCTCAGATTCTGTCCAATTTATAGTTAGTACATCTCTCCAATCTCCTATATTACCTTTTTTAAGCTTTTCTCCTGTAATTATGGATCTAGTAGAGGCAATACGACGTAATCCTGCTTTTTTAATAATAGATCGTAAATCTCTGACATATTCTACTACTTCAGAATCAAATTGAGATTCATATTCAGGATCATAGTCAACTTTTAAAATACCACCAGTAAATCGGTCAATAGTAGAAGCGTCTAATTGATTATTAGATACATACTGTCTATCGGCACCGTGTCCAAAAGTATTTGATGTAGCTACAATAATACAATCTGGATGCCTTTCAATAGTACCAGTTGTAGTTTCCATAAAATTATTAGCTAAGGCAGCATTTACAATTTGAGCTACACTAGGGTCTAGAGCAGTAAATTCATCTAATACGATAACAGAGTTACTTTGATAAAAATCAGCAAATTTTGTTTTTTCACGCGATGGATATTTATATCCTATAAATTCAGCAGAACTTGTACCTATTCCACAAGATATTACATGATAATCTTTTTTTAGTTTAGTTGCTACTTCTTTTGTAATAGTAGTTTTACCACAACCTGCAGGTCCCACCATCCAAATATTATGAATTTGATTTTTAATGAGATTTAAGAGCTGTTCTTTAGGCTTAGTAACTGCAAAAGCATTACTTGTTTCAACTATCAAATTTAAATTTTTTAATTGAGAAGAATGCTCTTTACGTAATGACCGGTCATATTCTTTTAAAGCTAATCTTTCTTGTTCAGTACCTGGCTTTACTGTAATTTTATCAAGGTGTACTCTAAAGCTAAGTTTATTAGCATCACGAACAGTGACTAGATCTTCTTGAATAGATGTAACTTTAAATTTACTAGTTACACGATTTCCCGTCTTTAAGGTAATAGTACCAGTAAAGTTACTACCTACTTTTAATTGATTGGGATTAATAACATCTAATTTATCTTTAACTGATTTCGGGACAGTATTTTCCATTATAACTGTGCCGAGATGTTCATTAAAAGTTTTTGTTATTTGCATATTTGTTAATTTTGAAAAATGAAAGACCAAGTATTTAACGAAGCTATGTAGCGCTTATCCCTTTATGTTGCAACTTATTAACTCATTTCGAGTATTTAGGGACGATTAGCGGTAGTAGATTTATACTTGGTCTTTTTGAAATATATAGTATTGGTGTGAGGCTTATTTACGTCTTAAACCTTGTGTTGCTTCATGTAGTTTAATGGTTTTATTTTCTAGCATTTGTCTAGCTTCTTTATGTGTTATTTTAGTACCTTGTTTTTTGTAGTGACGCCATACTAAATGAACATGCTTAGCACTGAATTCTCCTTTAGAAGGTTTTTTACCTCTCGGCTTTGGAGTAGGTCCAGCTTCCCATTTAAATACTAATCTATGTTCAGGAATATTACATATTACCCCTTTAACATTAGAAGTTGAATATATTACCAAATCATGCTTTGGGAATGTAACTTTCCAAATTCGTTTTGGTCTATAGGTACCACCTTCAAGTTTTTTTACTTTTACTCGAATTTGTTCCCAGTTGCTGGTTTTAGTTCCAATCACTACATTGTAACGATCAGAATCTTTTAATTTAATGAGTTCTTCCTTTGTCATAATAATTAATTTTTGAATAAATACTAGGGTCTATCAACTAGATACCCTTTTTTAATTAAATTAAGGATATTAAGGTTTAAATATTTCCTTAATATTTAGATAGGAATAAGGTAGATAATTATTAGTATCTACTCCTACATCTTTCATTTTATGTACAGTTTTTGAAGGGGTTAAATCTCCATGAGCATGCCCATGCAGTACCCATCCAAACTCATATACTGGAGCAGATAGTACTGGAAAATGACATAAAAATATTTTCTGTACTATACCTCTTTCATGATCTAGTACTTTAAGTGTAGTCCATTTATCTACTGAAGTCCATGATAATTTTTTAACTCGATTATCATCATGATTTCCAATTATAAGATGCTTTCTACCATTTAATTTAGAAAATATCTGTTCATTTTGTTTTCTATTACCAAATGAAAAGTCTCCTAAAACAAAGACATCATCTTTATTAGTGACAACTAAATTCCAACTATCAATAATATATTGATTCATATTGTGAATGTCAGGAAAATTACGATTATGTTTGGTAATCATTGCTTCATGGTAAAAATGTTCATCAGATGTAAAAAATACATTATTGAGAGCTAAATCTACTGTCATAATATTTAAATTTAAAAAGTAGAAAAAGAATATCGCATTTTTAGCTATTAAAGAGGCTTATTCTAATTCTACTTATATATACTAACCACATGCGGAGTAGCCACAATCTAGGCAAGTATAGCATCCATTTTCAAATTTAACATTTGAAGATTTACAGTTATCACAAGTAGTTCTACTTTGCATAGCTGTGTCTGAAGTATATTTTTTCAATACTCTTGCTATAGCTTTACTAAATTGGGTTAAATCGCCGTTAGTTTTACTTAATTGTTCTACAATAAATTCGATTTGTGCTCCATGTCTTAATGATGCAGAAATTAACCTTGTAATAGCTTGTTCTTCATCTGACATGTTTTCGGTTAATTTTGAAATTTTAGTTTTTTCATTGCTAAAGGAATAGTGACCTTTTTTAACTTTAGTTAAAATACCTGGTAACTTTTCTTCTACATTTAAATCTGTAGTAGCAAAAACTTCATAAGGTTTATCATTAAGTAACCCTATAAAGACTAAATATTCTTCACCTTTTACTTTAGTAGAGTGTATATTAGCTTTTAATTCTTTAGGTCTTTTAGGTGCGTCATGTTGTTCAAATTTTGTATCCTTAGTTTTGTTACCTACTAATACACCAGTTCTACAATTATCACGATAAATAGTTACTCCTTTCAACCCTTCTTTCCAAGCAGTCATATAAATATTAGAAACTTCTTCTTCAGTTACATTTTCATGTAAATTAATAGTAGAAGATATTGAATGGTCAATCCATTTTTGAATAGCCCCCTGAAGTTTAACTCTTTGTATAGGATTTAAATCATATGCTGTAGAATTGTAATATGGGGATAATTTAGATAATTCTACTATATTTTTTTCATTATTAAAATCTACTTTAATTTCCGGTAATATTGTATCTTGGTTATTTATACTACCTTTTTGTAAATTTTTCCATTCTTTAAACTTAGGATGTAATATAGTATATTCTTCCCACCAATCACCATTCTGGTCTTTAAAGGCTTTATTTGGATGATTAGGATCTACTTTACGTCTACGTTTATATGATAATTGATATACAGGCTCTATTCCAGAACTTATTTCAGCTAACAGACTTATTGTGCCTGAGGGTGGTATAGTTAATAGAGCTATGTTTCTACGTCCATATTCTATCCAATAAGGGTCAATATCATCATAATCTCCGGTTAATCTAATTAAAAAAGGATTCTTTTTTTCTTTTTCAAAATTCCAAATCGGAAAAGCACCTCTTCCTTTTGCCATATCTATACTACTTTTATACGCAGCTATAGCAAATTGTTTATAGATTTCTTCGCTAATTTTGATTGAATTGTTAGTTCCATAGCTTTCTCCAATCGCAGCCAAGCAGTCTGCAAGTCCAATTGCACTAAGACCAGTACGTCTACCATCGAGGAGTTTTTGTTTAATTTTGACCCATAAGTTTCGTTCAACTGATTTAATATCTTCTGGTTCTGGGTCATTTTCAATTTTATCAAGTATTTTATTTATCTTTTCTTCTTCTAAATCAACTACGTCATCCATTAAACGTTGTGCTTTATACACTATATCTTTGAATTTATCATAGTTGAAGTATGCTTTGTTTGTAAAAGGATGTTCTACAAACGAGTACAAGTTCACACTCATTAGTCTGCACGAATCGTACGGACAGAGTGGGATTTCACCACATGGATTAGTACTCGTTTCTTCCCATTCCTTACCATAACATGAAGGAATAGATTCTTTTTGTATAGTTGACCAAAATAAGCAACCAGGTTCTGCTGTAGACCAGGCTTGATGAATTAATTTATTCCAAAGTTCTTTAGCTTTAATTTTAATTCTGAGTTGTCTACCTCCTAAAGGTTCTAACATTGTAGCTGCTTTTTCTTTAGACAAGTAATTATCAAATTTTAATTCAAATTCTTCATCATTTTCAACAGCTTTCATAAAATCATCAGTAATTTTAACTGATATATTAGCACCAGTTATTTTACTCAAATCTGCTTTAGAATCTATGAATTGTTCTATATTAGGATGATTTATATTTATAGTAAGCATTAAGGCTCCTCTACGGCCACCTTGAGCTACCTCTCGTGTAGTATTACTATATCTAGGCATAAATGATACAGGCCCGGTAGATGTGCCAGCAGCGTTGCTTACAGAAGCTTCGGAGGGTCTTAGATGACTAATATCGTGACCAACTCCGGCACGTCGTTTCATCAATTGCGCTTGTTCTTGATCTGTTTGGCATATACCACCATAAGAATCACTTGAATTCCCAATGACGAAACAATTGCCGAGGCTACTGATGGAGTAATCATTTCCAACTCCGTAAAGTATAGAGCCACCTGGGATAATATAGGTAAAGTTATCCAATAGACTGAAGATTGTTTCTTCAGATAATGGATTAGAGTATTTTTGTTCAATTCTAGCAAATTCTTTTGCCAGACGTTTATGCATATCTTTTGGACTTTTTTCAAGATATTCATTTTGTTTATTTTTAAG